AGCGACGGCCTTCCGACGCGCCCGGTGTTCTCGGCATCCGTCGTGGAAGTCGGCGGCGGCGGCGCTCAACTCGACGTGACGCTGGACCGGCTGATGTCCCCGTACCCGGCCGCGTACATCGTGAGCGTGAACGGGCTCGTCACGAGCGAGAGCGAACTGCTCCTCGCGGTAGGCTCGACGAGCACGACGTTCTTCGGAGTGCATCGGTTCGTTCAACCGCCCGCGACGGACACGGCGATCCCGAGCCGCGACGTGGCGAACCCTCAGACGCAGGCGGCGCTCATCGGCCTGCCGACCGGGAGCGCGACGGTTCTCGGGACGATCCCCGTTGACGACTCGGGTGACTACGCCTTCGACGACGGGCTCACGAACCTGAAGAAGCGGATCTATCGCCGCCTGATGACCGGCGCGGGTCGCTTCGGTCATCTCCCCGCCTACGGAGTCGGCGTGCCCTCGCGCGTGAAGCGTCTGAACAGCGCGGCCGTTCGGCAGATGGTTGTCGCGGAAGCCGAGAAGCAGATCAGCGAGGAGCCCGACGTTCAATCCGTGCGCGTGAGCATCGTGAACGACCCGAGCGCGCCGAGCATCGTGCGGTTCCGCATCCGAGTCCGCGCGAAGTTCTCACAGGCTCCGTTCGACGTGGACATCCCGTTCAGCACGACAGGACCATGACCCGATGGCCGACTTCCCTTCACGCCTTGATCTGTTCGCGCTCGGCCGCGACTACGTTCTGAGCCGCGCCACGCGCATCAACCCGGCTCAGGTCGATGTCGCTGGCAGCGACGTGAACATCATCGTCGCCAGCGCGAGCGCGATGTCGTTCGAGCTTGTCTATCAACTCGCGCAACGCATCAACGCGCTCTTGCTCGACGGCGCACTCGGCGACGATCTCGACCGTTACGCGCTCGACCGCTACCAGTTATCGCGCAAGGCGGCCTCCACGGCGCTCGGCACGGTCACGTTCTACCGCGCATCGGGCGCATTGTTCGGCGCGGGCACGGTCCCGGTAGACACGCGCCTCGGCACGCTCACGGGTGTTGAGTACATCACCACGAGCCCGGCGACGTTCGATGTCACCACCTTGACCGCCGACGCCGACGTGCGCGCCGTGACGGCTGGCAAGGATTCACAGGTCGGCGCGAACGCGATCCGTCGCATCAACTCACCGACGCCACTGTTTGACACGACCCTTCAGGTTAATAACTTCGCACCGGCCGCAGGCGGTGAAGACGCTGAAGACGACGACACGTTCCGCGAGCGCGTCCGCGACTTCTTCAACACCGCGCGACGCGGCACGCTTGCCGCCATCGAGTTCGGCGCGAAGACCGTGCCTGGCGTTGTGAGCGCCCGTGCCGTCGAGTCGCTGAACAATGACGCGCAGCCAGCGCGGATCGTCAGCCTCTACGTCGCCGACTCGTCAGGCATCGCGTCCACGGCGCTCACGGCAGCCGTCCGCACGGCGCTCAACGAGTACCGAGCAGGCGGCATCACAGTCGTCGTGAACGCGAGCGTGCCGCAGATCGTGAGCGTCGGGCTCAAGCTCACGTTCCGCGCAGGCGTAGACACCGTGACGCTCACCTCACTCGTGCGCGCTGCCGTCGTGGAGTTCGTGAACAGCCTCGCCGTCAACACGCCGCTCCTCCGCGCTCAACTGTTCACGGTGCTCCAGCGGTACGCGGACGACGGGTTGATCCCATCCGAGGACAGCATCTCCACGCCGACGGGTGATCTCTACCCCGAGGTCGGCAAGACGCTGCGAACCACGTTGACCGACGTGACGGTGGCGTGATGGCAGCACCGCCGAAGGCTGGCCCGTTCACGCAGCAGGAGCTTCTGGAGTTCTGGGAGTCCGTCACCGATCCGCTGTACGCGCAGCCGCTCCTCGTTGAAGGCGACGGGCACGGGCTCGAAGTGTTCAACCAAGCCATCGCGCAAGCGGTGCGCGTGAGCGAAGCCATCGACCGCACGACTCAGGCGATGTTCATTCTCCCGTGGAGCGGGCAGACGGATGAGCCAGCGAGCGGCGGCGTGCAAGCCGTCGTCGAGTTGAAGTTCGCACGCAACGCGAACCCGGCGAGCGCCGCCATCGTGCTCTCGCGGACGGAGATCACCGTCGAGGAGCAGACCACCGACTACGCCGACAACGAAGGGATCACCGTTCGCACGGGTCGTCTGTACGATCTGACCACGAGCGTCGCCTTCGCGCCGGGTGAGACGGACGAGATCACGGTCAACGCCATCGCGCAGCAAGTCGGCTTCGGCTACACGAACCCGCTACCAGGCACGCTCATCTCGATCTTGCAGCCGGGCGCGTCGTTCTCGAACACGAACGCGAGCATCACGCCAGGACCGACGACGAACGCGCTCACGCTCGCACCGCGACCGGATGTGATCTCGGCGCAGCAGATCGGGCAGTACGTCAAGATCACGGCATCGAGTACGACGAACATCAACAAGATCGCTCGCGTCGTCGGGTACTCACCGCCCGGCATGCTGCCGACGGGCGGCATCGCGTTCCTTGAGAAGATGTCGGTGCTGAGTTGTGCCGCGCTCGCGTTCATTCCGGGCGAGGCTGTCGTCGGTTCCGTGAGCGGCGCGGTCGGCGTCGTCATCAAGGGGACCGCCGACTACCTGCTCATCACCGCGAGCAACGGGTTGTTCCAGGTTGCCGAGACGATCACGGGAGCCGTCTCGGCTGCAACGACTGTCGTGACGACGATCATCCAAGACGGCACGCTCGTCGCCGAGACATCGACCGTTGCGTGGCGGCTCTTGCCGTGGAGTGAGCTTGGCGTCACGGTCACGAACCCTGCGAGCCCGGTCGGCGGCCTCGGCCCGATGCTGGACGAACTCGGTGGCGAGCGGAACATCGCGCGCTCGCCCGGTGAGTCAGACACGTCGTACCGCGAGCGCATCGCCAAGCTCCCCGATGTCGTCTCGCCGAACGCGATCAAGCGCGCAGCGAACCGCGCGCTGTCGAAGTACGGCATCGCCGTCTGCTACCGCGAGGTCGGTGCCGTGGACACGTTGTTCCCCGGTGTGTTCTACGACACGACCGACACGCACGGTCCCGCCGCGTACTCCTACGATCTGGATCTCGTTCAACTCGGCGTGCTCCCGCTCACGCTGATCGAAGGCGAGGTCGTGCAGCAAGTGGACGGAGACGGCTACATCGCAACGGGCCGCGTCGTCATCGCTTCTCTGGCGGCGGGCGTACCTCCGTATCCGTCACCTGGCGACGCTCCCATCGGGCTCGTTTCGGTGCGCGGCAAGTTCAAGCCGGGGTTCCTGTGCGTCGGGCTCACGAGCGGCGTGACGTTCACGCCCGCCACTGTCTCGTCGGGGCTCGATCCGCACGACCGATTCAAGCTGGCGATGGACTACACGGAGTTCCGCGCGTTCTTCATGCTCGGCGTGCCACGCCTGGACTTCGGGGACTTCGGCATCTCGTTCGACGCGCCAGCGGGCGCTCAGGCCAATGCCTTCGAGGCGAGCCCGTTCTACGACTTCTTCGATGGATTCCCGGTCACGGCTGCCGTGATCTACCGAAACGTCTGGCAATCGGTGGAGAAGGTACGCGCTGCCGGTGTAACCTGGGATCTGTACCTCGAAAACATCGGCTGCTTCTAGGAGACATCAACATGGCTGGCGGAAACAAGCGCATGATCATCAACACCCGCGAGCGGGTGATCTCTCCTGACATCAACCGCGCGCAGCGGTTCATCGCGGCCGACCGCGCTGAGATCGCGCGGCGCGAGATGGGCAACGTCGTCCCCAGCGTGTTCGACTTCGCAGGTAAGCACGAACTCGGGAGCTTCCTCGACACGACCATTGATGACGCCGCTCCGGTCGGAACGCCTCTGCGCGGCGACGTAATCGAGGGTCTGGTCGTCGTGCCGCAACCCGGCACGCTCAACCTTCTTGTCCAGCCTGGCGTCGTGTGGCTCGACGACCCCGATGGGCAAGCGGGAAGCTCCGACCCGTCACCACCGAACCCGGACGACAGCAGGTTCAAGCTCGTCGTCGATCCCGGCATCGTGTCGCTCGGCGTCCTGCTCGCTGGCGCGGGCGGCGGTGGCGGTATCCGCATCGACGTGATCGAAGTTCAGCGCACGACGACCGTGCTCGAAGTGGACAACCGCGACGTGTTCGACCCGAGCACCGGCACGTTCGTCCCGGTGGCCGTCAACAAGGTGGACGAAGGTCGCCTCGTGTACCGTCGTCGCGCTGGCATCTCGGGCGCTGGCTTCCCTGCCAACGTGCAAGGCTGGCTCCCGATCTGCGTGATCTCGGTTCCGAACGCGGCCGTGAACGTGGACACGATGACGTTCTGGGATGTGCGCCCGCTCGTGAAGGATCGCGTTCACCCTCCGTATGTGACGGCGAACATCCAGACCGCTCAAGAGAACAACATCGTCACCGGCAACATCTTCACGGCTCCGCTGGAAACGCGACTGACCGGCACGGCGATGAACCGGCTGAACGAGTATCACGTCGGCGGTGCGCTCGTGGTCGGGAACGCTCCGTGGTTCGATGCTCAAGTAGCAGGCAACCAAGCGGCGGGCATCGCGCTGCCTGCGTTCGGGCTCTACTACGTCTACGCGGTCTGTCCGTTCCTCTTGCCTCGGTGGGTTCGATACACGGACTTCCCGAACCCGCGCTTGCCGCTCGGCCCGCGTGGCGTGCTCACCGTCAGTCAGCTTCCGCCGCTCAACGACTTCCTCGCCGAAGCGATCATCCCGCTGCCGACGGCGACTGGGCTCGGCGGGAGCGGCGCTGCGACGATGCTGCTCGCTGGCGCAACGGACGGTGGGAACGTGCCGCGCCCGATCACAGTCTCGGGCGGCATCACGTCGCTGGAGTTGGCCGCGCCTGCCTCACCCGTCGCCGTTCCGGCCGGTGGCGCCGATCGGTACACGTTCATCCCCGGCACTCACTTCCCGCACTCTGCTCGTGCGATCCGCGTGTCGTTCTCATGGGCCGTTAGTGGTCCTTTCACCTTGCCGTTCCAGTTCGACGGCACGTCGGTCATCTTCAACCCTGCCTTCACAGCCGTTATCATGCTGGTTCCGGGTGACACACACGGCGATTTCCTTCTGTTCGGCGCGGGTCCGTTCACGCAGACCGTCAACCTCTCGCTCTGGATTTCGCGCCCGATGGCCGGGTCTGGGAACGGGTACGTCAGCGACAACCTCGCCATCCAGGTCGGTGGGTTCACGGCCGCCGTCACGGCGCGCGTGGCAACCTGCATCATCAGCGGTTGGAAGCTGGATGAGTGATGTCGTTCGGGCAGCCACCACCGCCGAAGCAGGATGGGTTCGTCCTGCTGTTTCCGTTGTCGAGCGACAACGACTTCGGCGCGTCGGTCATCGAGCGGCATCGGCTGAATGACGACGGCTCGCTCACGCTGCTCAACTACGCGGCGAATGTCGTGTCGTTCGAGCTACCCGCGTTTCCTGGCGCGATCATCGGCGTCTACGCGGGCGTCGTAGCGGGGCCGCTGATCTGGGTCGTCGGCGCAAGCGGCGCGGGCACTCTCATCGTCGCGCGGCTCGACGTGAACACGCTGCGACGTGTTGATG